CCGCCGACCATTGCCACCACGCCAAGCGGTGCAGGAACTCCGTGCGCATGTCCAAGCCCGGCTGGTTCTCTGCATCCCCAAGCCGTTGCGGATAGATTGCCGCCGCAGCGCCGTCCTCACAGACCACTGGGACGCCCATGCGGCAGGCATCCACCGCGACATTCGAGTGCCGGCACACCACCAGCGAGACGCCTCGCAGAACGTCGTCTATGGCCCCTGAAGCGATGCCGTCGTGGGAGACGCCCTGCTCCATCGGCTTCTTCGGCTTGGGCCGATACAGCACCTTCCGGCCGGGGAAGCGTTTGCGAAGCTCGCGCGACATCGCCGCCGACCATCCGCCAGACCCCACCGCGTTGGACTTCGGCCCGTTCCCCACCAGCAGGATCGGCCCCTTGGAGTCACGATCCGGGGCGATGGACAGCCCGGAAGCACCCCAGCGCCCGTCCCCCGGATAGGGGCCGCGCATGATGTGCTGCGGACTATGGAAGCCCCCAATGGCGACCCGATACTTCCGATCCGGACCCTTGCGATCCCAATAGCCTGCATCGAACGCAATCAGGCGTTCGCGGTTGGCGTAATGCACCCGATCCCGCCCGCCAAGCCCGTACAGGACGACGTAGGCGTCATCCCGTGGAGTCCCTGAAAGCCCACGGGCATCCAGTCCCCTCGCCCCTTCGATTGCCGCGCGCATCAATCCCTGAGCGCGCTGGTGCCACAAAGGCGAGTTCAGGATGTCGAACTGCACTTGATCCCCGCTGCGGCCAGCTCTGCCCGTGCCATCCATTGCCCGTAGGGGTCGCGCTTCCCGCGCACAAGGTTTCGGGGCTTGCCATCGACCAGATACTTCCTCGCTTGCCACTGGATGTTCGGAAACAGCACTTCCAGCGCCGATGCCGTCATCCGCCAGTAGTCGTCCGGGTAGGCATGAACCCGCCAGACGAAGGGAACGCAGACCAGCAGCGTTCCTCCCTCGATCAGCGCCGCCTCGATGTTCGCCGCCATCAGCCAAGGCCGGCGTACATGCTCCAGCACAGAGACGCAATCGACATGGGCGAACGTGCCAACCGACTCCGGAAGCGGGGTTTCCATGTCGTGAACGAAGTCCACGCCGTCGCCCTCGAACAGATCCACGCCGACCGCCTTCCGGTACAGCTCGCGGCGATCCTGCTTCTTTCCGTACACCTTCGATCCGACGACCAGCGTTCGACCATTGCGCGGCGGGTACAGCCAGCAAAACCGATCCAAGCCAACCGGACTATCCGAGGTCATGTAGCCATTCCTTCAAGTCCGCCGCCGCCTGCTCGACGGAATAAGCCCGCTGCACGAAACGATCCGAAATCGCCTCGCGCCCGCCTTGATCCTTCAGCCAGTCGAACGCGATGGACAGGCCACGCGCGTCCTCGGCCCAATACTCGGCACCGCTGGCGTTTTCCGTGTATCCGCATTCGGCCTGCCCGATGAAGGGCGTTCCGCTTGCGTGCGCGTTCGCCAACTTCACCCCGGACTTCCAGTGACGGGCGACATAGCCGCCCGAGTCACGAAGCGCCAGCACCACATCCACGTCGGCCAGGCGTTCGGGGTTGACCACGAACTCCCAGCCTCGGGCCTCGCATTCCTGCCGGACGATCCGTTCCCACCGCCCCAGATAGCCCGGCGACCCTTCGTAGCCAATCGTCCGGACTTCAGCGCGGATCGGATTCCGCTCGATCCCGATCCGATGATGATGCGGAAGCACCAGCCCCGGCAGTCCGGTATCGCAATCCTCACGCATCCGTCGCGTGGGCCAGATGATCGCCGTAGGCCGCAGGGACGCGATCTTGCCGCGCACCCAGCCAATCGCTTCCTCCCGCGTCCATTGGTAGGACAGCGGTTGCGGGTAGGCGTCAACAATGTCCCAGACCCACCGCTTGCCGCGAAGGGCCGAGATCACCGGGGTCGGCGTGCGCTTGACCACGATGGTCAGGTCGCCTGGGATCGTCGCGTTGGCTTGAACTGTCGCGCCCAAGGCCGCGCCCAATTGTTCGCCGCGCATCAGCCAACTGCCGGACTTCCCGCCCTTGCCGGTAATCAGCACTCCACATCCCCCGCGCGGGATGAAGAACCCCGCCCCGGTCTGCGGGTCTTGAACCTCGAAACCTTCGTGCGTTTCCGCGATCAGGAAGAACCGTTCAAGCACCTGTTCGCGCGTCATAGCAGGCTCCGGAACGGCAGTCCGTCGGAGATTTCCTCCAGCGTCCATTGCGCCCATGCCAGCCTCCGGAACATCGCCAGCCGGCCGGCGTCCGTGTTGTCCTGTGCCCCGATCCAGTCGGGCATCTCCGACGCAACCGGAATGCCCCACAGAAGCGCCTGTAAGGCCGCCCCGCTGCCCCACGTCACCACCTGCCCGCAATAGCCCAGATCGTCCCTGAGCGCCTTTGCAGGGCGCGTGCCGGGATGTTGGCGAATCCTGCCGCCGTAGCGCGCCTGAGCCTCCTGCGGCCAGCTGCGCGGCATGGCGGTCGGTGCCGCGCCGATGCCACGCTGCGCCAGAATCACCGTCTCGCCTTGCGTGCGCCACGGGGCCAGCTCGATCCCCAGCGTATCCCACCGCTCCGGGCCGAAGTCATCGAACCGGCCCGCCGTGTTATGGCGGTTCCGGGCGATGTGATACCACCGCTTCCCGGCGAAGTCATTGCCCCAGCTTGCATTCTCCGCCACCAGTACCGGACGCCCTGCGGCCTCGAATGCACGCGCGGCGGATGCACCGATGCCGATGCGATTCCACGTCACCAGGATGTCCTGCGGCCCCGGCGTCATCGTCGTACCGGGGATGACCTTGTAGCCGTTAAGCCGGAGTCCCCTCGCAAACGCCTCGACCCGCTCCGGCACGGTGAGCCGAAGGTTCAAATATGCCTGTTTCATCCAACCTCGCCGTTGGAAAGCACTTCAGGGCAGACCCTTCGGTGCAATTGATGACCTCAATCCCCTTGTTCGCCCCGCCCCAATCCGCGAACTGCCGCAGATGGTTCCTGCGCTGCGATTCGTTCGTGTTCCGCAGCCCGTTCGTGTACGCGCCGAAGAAATGCGCGCCGTGCATGTCGAAGCCCAGCAGCAGGATGCGGGTCGCACCTTTCAGCTTGGCAACCTCTAACCCAAGCACGCCGGAATTGCAGATGGCGCCGACGACCGGAACGTTGATCCGTTCCGCCCCATCGACCGGCATCATGGCGAACCGTTCCGGAAAGGCCATCGCCTCCGGATACTTCCGCCACCAGCCGCGATCACTCGCGGCCACGAACCGCGCCCACGGCGCTAGCTGGAATGCGCAGCCAATCGCACCAGTCGGTAGATGCCTAATCAGCTCGGCAAGCTCCGCCGAAGCGGACGGCCCCGGCGCGAGCAATGCCCATGTGGTCATCAGTACGCAATGACGATGATCGCGCCTGTGCCGCCGCCGCCACCCGCGCCGCTGTTGCCGGTGGAATCGAGCGAAGCCCCACCACCGCCGCCGCCTGCGCCGNNGCGCCACCGCCACCGCCGCCGGTTCCGATCTTCAGGCCGCCATCTGCGCTGCCGTCGCCACCCGCAGCGCCGGAGGTTCCCGCCGTGCCGCCATTGATCGAAGTCCCGCGATAGGTCGGCGAAGCGCCACCCGCCGCGCCGTTCGATGCTGCGTCCGCAGACGTAATCCCGCCACCGGAAGCGCCGCCGCCAGAGGCAAGGTTGGATACGCCGCCTGCAACGCCGACGCCACCTGTTGCGCTTGCCGCCGCGCCAGCGCCGCCGGACGAAACGGAACCGCCACCAGCAGCGCCCGCAGCGCCGGCAGCATTCGTGCCGCCACCGCCCAAGCCGCCACCCATCGCGCGCAGATATGCGCCAAAGGCCGTATTGCCGCCGGCCGTGCCGTTATTGCCGTTCGTGCTGTTCGTCGCCTGCGAAGCGCCCCCGGACCCACCGGAACCGATCACCATCGTCACGGAACTGGGAAGATCGGATAGCAGGAAGTCCGCCTCCGAACGTCCACCCGCGCCACCACCACCTCCCCCACAACGCACGGAAGCCGCAGCGCCTTTGCGCCCGGAACCGCCACCGCCGCCACCGCCAATGGCGATGACGTAGGCGCGCTTCGCGCCAGCGGCAATGAGCGCGGCAACATCCAGCGATTGCCCGACCACATATACGTTCGTGGTCGGCGTGTAGGCATCGGCACCGGCAGGACCCATTGCGCCGGTCGATCCCGTGGCTCCGGTCGCGCCCGTCTCACCAGGATCGCCCTTGTCACCTTTCGGCCCGGTTGCGCCCTGAATCCCTTGCGCCCCCTGCGGGCCTTGATCGCCGGTATCGCCTTTCGGCCCCTGTGCCCCCGCAGGCCCTTGAATGCCCTGTGCGCCGGCCGGCCCTTGATCACCGGGGTCCCCCTTGGGGCCCTGAATCCCTTGGTCGCCGGCATCGCCTTTGGGGCCAGCAGGCCCGGCCTCGCCTTGTACCCCCTGCGACCCGGTGTCGCCTTTCGGGCCCGTATCACCCCTCGGGCCTTCGTCTCCCTGCTGCCCGCCGAAATAGGGAAGCAATGCCCACGGCGAATAGCCGTCGCCGATCTTCCATTTGCGCGTGTCTGTTTCCAGCCCCGGCTCGCCATCGAGAAGGATCGCGCTGGAAGCCTGCCATTCCGCAGCCGTTCCGCGCCGTAGCGTAAAGCGAATGCGCCTCACGGCCCGCCTCCTTGCACAACCATGTCATCGGCGTTCATCGGCTCGCGCACACCCTGCCCGACAACAAGGGTCAAGTGTTCGCGCATGGAATCGTTGTCCTCGATGACCGCCTGAATCGTGTAATTCTTGCCGCGATAGGCCACTCGCATCGTCGCGTCGATGTCATCGCGGTAGCGGATCACTACCTGTCCCCGCACCTCCGACTGCTCGGCCGACGATGCAATGAACTCACGGCCAGACATCAGGTTGAACTTGGCCCAGACGTTCGCAAACGCCACCCACGAATCCACCATCTCGCCGGTATGCGGATCCTGCTCGCGCGACTTGGCCTGGATCTCGACGTAGTGGCGAAGATCGCCGGCTGCCACCGCAGGCATCAGCGCACCGTGCCCTTGCGAAGCGCGGTTAGCATCGCGGTCGATGCCTTGTTGAGCGTGTAGCCGTAGCCCGCATCCGGCGTCACGACGTTATCCAGCCCCTCGCCCTCGCGGAATCGGTAGGCGCTGGAAAGCTCGATCAGTACTGCGGCCTTCACCACCGGACGCACCACAAGCGGCTCATCCGGCACGGGTTCGCCCGAGGAATCGCGGACGACCTCGCCAGACGAATCAATCAGCGGCAGGTACAGCCGCGCGTCGTCCTTCACCCACAGCGAAACCGACTCGCAAATGGCGGGGATGAAGATCGCCAGCCAATCATCGTCCGCACCGCCGCCGCTATCGGCGTCAAGACGCAAATGCGCGCGAGCTTCCGCGATGGTGACAAGATCGGTCGCCATTACAGCTTCACCGGCCCAGGCGGCGGCTTGCCGTCCTTGCCATCACGTCCGTCACGACCCTTGCGGGCACCAATCGTCCAGTCCTTGCATTCGGTCGAAGGCTCCGCACCTGTGTCACGAACAGCAATCCACAGGTTGCCGTTGTGCGTCCACGAATCGCCGGCAACCGCCTTGACGCCGGGATTCCAG